ACCATCAAAAAGGAGGTTTAAAAATGAGAATTGCAAGAAAGTTAGTGCAGGACTTCATCAACTGCACACCATCAGAAAACACAGCATCTTACGAGGTTCTTGGCACAGACCTTGAAGAGTTATCTGTGGAAATGAATGCAGACATTGAAAAGAAAAAGAACATTCTCGGCGAGGAATCAATCAGCCTGAAAGGTTATGAAAAAGAAGCCGCGATTGAGCCGTATATTGCGGATAAAGACAGCGCTTTGTTTAGTTTTTTACAGGACATCGTCGATAACGAAAAGATCTTAGATGAGGTCAAAACAGACGTTGTGCGTGTAAAATTGTACGAGTCGGCGACAAGTGGAGCATATTCAGCTACAAAAGAAGAGGTTTACATTGAGGTCGTTTCCGCAGGCGGAGACACGACAGGATATCAGATTCCGTTCAACATTCACTATACCGGAATCAAGACCGAAGGAACATTCAATCCGACCACTAAGGCGTTTACAGCAAAGGCATAAGGTGACAGCATGAAAACATTAGATTTTGATGATGGTGTCATTAACCTTGATGTTAACGGCACGGGTCGGATTTTTTCGTTCAATCCGACCGATACAAAAATTTATGAAGGGTTTTTAGAACTGGTTCGAGACACCCCACAGAAATTAAATCAGCTTTCCGTTAAAGCTGAAAAACTTGCGGAAAAGAAAATGGATGATAGCGAACGTGCTGCCGAAGAACTTAAAATTTACGCAGAGATTGACAAGATTCTTCGAGAAGCGTTCGACAACACTTTCGGCGAAGGGCAGGCTGACATTCTGTTTGGGAGCCAGTCTGTATGTGGACTGGGGAAAAACGGAGATTTCATTTTTACAAATGCTCTGATGAAGCTGTTCCCGGAATTCGAGAAAGAGACAAAAAGGCGCAAGCAGAAGGTTAAATCTGTTGTTGCGCAGTACAAATGATGGACATTCTCAAATTACCGTCCTCCTTATCTTTGCAGGGTCAAGAGTATGCTATTAACGCAGACTGGCGACCCTGCGTTAATATTATGAGGATGTTTGAGAGAACCGACCTCAGCGACACAGAAAAGGTTCTGTGCATGGTGGGGATTCTTTATGAGGACGAGATTCCTGATAGTTTAATGACCGAAGCCGCAGAACAAGCCGTATGGTTTTTGAATCTCGGCGAAGCTGCGGACGGCAAAAAGAGTGCATTGTCCTTCGGGCGACTGTTCTCATGGGAGCAGGACTTAAAGTTCATCATATCGGCTGTGGATAAATCCGCAGGCTTTTCGATTCGCTCAAAAGAATTCTATCATTTTTGGGAATTCGTGAGCGCGTTTTATGAGACTGGGGAGTGCGTGTTTAATACAATCGTCCATCAGCGAAAGCTGAAAAAGACCGGGAAGCAGTCGAAGGCTGACAAAGAATGGTGGGCAGAGAACAGAGACATTGCAGAACTGAAGGTCGAACTGACAAGCGACGAACAGGAAATATTAGACGCATTCAACGCACTACTGAAAGGGGGCGAGGCTGATGGTTGACGGGTATTTAAATTTTGACACAAAGGTCGATACTACTGGATTTAATAAAGGCACAGCGCAAATTTCAAAGCAATCATCAAAGATTGGCGGACTTCTTTCGACGGCTCTCGGTACTGCGGTCGGCTTCGGAGCGGCGCAAGTCGCAAGTCAAGTCATTCAAAGTTTAATCAGAATCGGAAATCAGGTAATCGAACTGGCTTCCGATTTGGACGAAGTGCAGAATGTCGTTGATACTGCCTTCGGCGATATGGCGTACAAATGCGAAGCTTTTGCAGATACCGCCATCGAGCAGTTCGGCATGTCGAAGCTATCGGCAAAACAGACCGCTTCCACTTACATGGCAATGGCGAAATCGATGGGGCTTTCAATGGACGCGGCTTCCGATATGGCAGTCGAAACCGCAAAGCTCACAGGCGATGTGGCGTCGTTCTACAACATCAGTACAGACCTTGCTTCGGTTAAACTGAAATCTATATTTACAGGTGAGACCGAAACGCTGAAAGACCTCGGCGTTGTAATGACAGAGGTTAACCTGAAACAGTACGCTTTAGCGCACGGAATAACCAAAGCCTACAGCGAAATGAATCAAGCCGAGAAGGTCGCTTTGAGATACAACTTTGTTATGGATTCTCTGGCCGACGCGCAAGGTGACTTCGCACGGACATCCGATTCCTGGGCAAACCAAACAAGGGTTTTATCCGAGCGGTGGAAAGAGCTGCTCGGCATACTCGGCAAAGGGCTGATTCGGACGCTTACGCCGGTTGTGAAGTTCATAAACACGATACTTCAGGCACTAATTAACCTTGCAAATGCATTTGCGAACACTATTGGAAAACTCTTCGGACTAAACACCACGGTGAAATCATCGGCAAAGTCCGCCATCGGCGCGGCAGACGCACAAGGCGAGCTTGCAGACGAAACCGAGAAGGCAGGAGAAGCCGCGAAAAATTCCCTTGCAAGTTTCGACAAGCTGGACGTCCTGCAACAGGATACATCAAAATCAGGAAGCAGCACGGGAGCAGGCGGTGGTGCGGGCAATTTGAGTTTCGGAGAAGTCGACACGCCGGATGTTGACACAAAGGTTTTTGATAAGTTAAGCGACAGCTTGGCGAAATTACAGCCGTATGTGGATAGGCTCAAAAACTCATGGAATAACCTCAAAGCCGCATTTGATAGATTCTACAACTCCAAAGGCGTACAGTTCATTTTAGAATGGCTCGGCAAGGTTATTGGCTATTTTCTCCAAAGTCATGTAATCCCCGCCGCGCTTATGCTGTGGTCGGGATTGTTCGATACACTTGCCGGCGTGCTCGATATTGTTGCAGGTGCGCTGACATGGCTTATCGGAATCATTACCGGAGATTTTGAAATGGCGGGCGAAGGCATGGAGCAACTCGTCGATGGACTTAGCGAAGTATGGGAAGGGCTCGGAGAGATTCTCACAAGCGTTCTCATTCTCGTGCTTGGCAAGGAATGCGTGGAAGCAATCAATAACTTCCTGACAAAGGCGTTTGAATGGTTCTCGAAAACCTCACTTTACACAAGTGGAATTCGGGAGATTTTTCAGGGGCTTCTCGATTTTATTACAGGCATTTTTACGCTCGACTGGAAAAAGGCATGGAACGGCGTGTGTAGGATTTTTGCGGGCATATGGAATTCGATTGTAAGTATCGTTGAAGGTGCCGTGAATCTTGTCATTCGGGCGGTCAACTGGTGCATTAAACAGCTGAACAAAATCCATGTGGATGTTCCGGACTGGGTGGAAGATTTAACTGGCATGAGCGGGTTCGGCTTCAATATTCCGCTTCTGAACGAGGTAAAAATGGGGCGCATTAAGGTGCCAAAACTTGCAAGCGGTGCAGTTATCCCGCCAAATGCGGAATTCATGGCAATGCTCGGTGATCAACGAAACGGCAGAAACCTTGAAGCCCCGGAGGATTTGATTCGTCAGATTGTCCGAGAAGAGAGTGGCAACGGAAACATTGTCATTAACGCAAAAGGCACAATGGGGCAGTTGATAAGACTTCTCAAACTGGAAGTTGAGCGAGAGGACAGGAGAGCAGGTAAATCATTCGCGAGAGGGGGCGCGTACTAATGGCATTAGCAGATAGAATTATCATAGACGGCAAAAGGTACGATGTACCTGTAAGCGATGTCGTGAGGAATGCAGATGTACTGGACAAATACGCAAACCGAACCGAGAACGGAGACCTGAAACGAAAGGGAATCGGGGTTTACTATAACTATGAAATTTCATTCGGATTCACCACCGATACGGTAGCGTATGATTCCCTATACAGCAAACTCACCGAAGCGAAAGAATTCCACAATGTCACCGTTCCGGCGAGCGGAGGAGACTTCTCTTTTAAGGCTTACATTACAAAGGTTTCTGACAAGATGTTAGCGCAATACAAGGGCAAGAACTACTTCGGAGAACTAACGATGTAACCGCCGCTGAGGATTCAAGTCAAAGCTGTTCCGATGTTCAGCCGTTTGCAGATGTCACGGTGCTTAACACGCCCGATTTGGACAATCTGACCGTAAAACCGTGGGCTACACTTGAGACAAACCAATGGTTGTTAGACGGCAGTAAATTGACATTCCCGGATAAACCCAAACAGGAAACCTTCGGGCTGTGGTCACTTCAACAGAGCGGAGACGATGGAGAGTTTGAAACACCGATTACACTCGTATGCAATTTCACGGACACACATACCACGGTAGGGCTTACCTTCATCTTCCGAGAGGATTCGGACGATTACGCTTCGCATTTGAAGATTCAGTACTACAACTCCTCGGGTAACCTGATTAGCGAAAAAGAGTTCTACCCGGATGGCACAACCTACTTTGCGGAGGGGTTAGTTGAGAACTACAAGAAAATTGTCTGCACATTCTACGGGACATCCCTTCCACACAGGTATTTGAAGCTGACGGAGTTAAAATACGGTGCTGTGAAGATTTTTGACGATGATTCGATTATATCGGCGCAGATTCTTGAAGAGGCAGACCCAACAGGCGCGGAACTTTCCATTAACACTTTGGAATTCACCGCATACACCACAGATTTTGCTCTGTTAGACCCGAGCGGCGCATATGTGGCATTACAACAGCGACAGGCTATCGGGGCAACGGTTGACAGTGAGAACTTCGGCGTGTTCTTTTTGGACGAACCTTCGTCCGAGGACGACGACACGACCACATTCAGCTGCACCGACTTCCTCGGGGTTATCGACGCGACAGACTTCATGGGCGGAATCTATTCAAACAAAAATGTCGGCGAACTCGTAGCGGAAATTATGACATCCGCCGAGGTAGAGACAAGCGAGTATTCTTTGGCTTCCTCGCTATCATCAAAAACGGTCAGCGGCTACATCCCAATTTGTACCCACCGCGAAGCATTGCAACAGGTAGCCTTCGCGATTGGTGCAGTTGTGGACTGCTCCAGGGGAAAAGCGATTCGCATTTACCCGCAGAACACGGCGACGGTCGGAACGATAACACACGACGAGAAGTTCGACGGGCATAAGGTGAAAATGACCGCATTAGTAACGGGCGTTGAAGTAACCGCACATCGGTATGTTCTGTCAACAGAGACATCGAATGTCTATGAGGACACACTTCCGGTTGGAACGCATACTTTAACTTTCGGTTCGCCGTATGCATACTTATCAATTGTCGGCGCAACGATTCTTGCAAGCGGCGCAAACTATGCAACGGTTCAGGTAACGACTGCCGGACAGGTTACGATAACCGGCAGGCAGTACGAGGACAATACATCCGTTGTGGGTGTCTACGCTTCGGAGCTTCCGGCAAACGCAAAGCCGAATGTCGTTTCCTGCGATTCCGGCGCGACACTTGTTTCTGCGGTAAACGCTCCGCAAATCGCACAGCGTTTATATTCGTTTTACCAAAACCGCTACGAGGACGAGGGGGAAATCCTTCTCGGAAGTCAAAGAGTAAGCGAGGTGTGGCGCATGAATTCCCTAAACGAAAGGGACATTGTCGGGGCGGTGCAAAGCCTTGATATTAACCTCATAACGGGGATTGCAAGCGCGAAAATAACAGGACAAGCGTCAGCGAGGGCAGAGACATGATGAATTTTGAATACACAGGCGAAGTTCAGCAGCTGACACTTCCGAAAGGCAAGTACATTCTTGAGTGTTGGGGCGCGCAAGGCGGCGACTTCGCTACTGACACTTTAGGTGGTCGGGGCGGATATGCTATCGGCACGCTCATTCTCACCGCTCAAACGAATGTCTATATCCATGTAGGCGGCGCAGGAAGCATTTCAACAACCGACACTCCGTTTGCTCCCGGCGGATACAACGGAGGCGGAACCGCAGGATACAGAGACGGTGGTTCGGGCGGCGGTGCGTCTGATATACGAATCGGACAAGATTCGCTCTATGCGCGTGTTATTGTCGCCGGAGGCGGCGGTGGTGCATGGGGTCGTTCAGGATACACAGGCGGCGCAGCCGGCGGAGAAACTGGTGGAGCAGGCGCGGGATATGCAACCTCGTATTGCGGCGGCGGCGCAACGCAGACCGCAGGCGGAACAGCCGGTGTATATGGTTCATATACAGGCGAAGCCGGTGCTTTCGGAGTTGGAGGAAATGCCGCAAGCGATTCCACAACATATAATCGCGCTGCCGGAGGTGGTGGCGGTTGGTATGGCGGCGGTGGTACAGCTTACCGCTCGTCAAGTTCCTATTATTACCGCGGTGGCGGAGGAGCAGGTGGCGGTTCCGGGTTCGTATGGAACGGACAAAACGCACCTTCCGGCTATTTGCTCGGGTCGCAGTATTATCTTACTGACGCGCAGACGATAGGGGCAACGCAATCGTTCACATCGCCTACAGGCGGAAGCGAGACAGGACACGCAGGAGACGGCTATGTTCGAATTACCGAAATCAAACCAAATCCTCCGACTAACCTCACAGAATCGCACGACTATTTCGGCGCAGAGTTATCTTGGAGCGCAGTCAGCGGCGCAAGCGGCTATCGCGTGAGAGTAAATGGAGAAATTTACACATCCACAACAGCAACGAGCTGTTCTGTACGCGGACTGAACGCAGAAATAGAGTATACAATCTCTGTGACTGCCTATGACGCATATAGCGACAGCGACCCGGCGGAAATCACATTCACAACACCGTCGGCAGATTTCAAACAGACGGCACGAGAATATCAAACTATCGCCCTCGCATGGACAAAAACCTCGAAGGCTTCGGGATATCGGCTATATCGCGACGGCAGCTTAATCGCAACCGTCAGCGGCGATACATATACCGATACGGGGCTTTTAC